CGGTATATATTTCATGAAAGAGATTACCTGTACCGTTAGGTGTACTAGCAATAAAAATTTTAGATTTTTTAGAACTTGAAATAATAGGGTAAACTGATTTCCAGAATTCTTCTACAAGATGGTTATCAATAAACGCCAACTCATCAAGGATTACACAGTTTACCGATTCACCTCGACCTGCATCGCTACTTGTTGTTGAAATACCTATACTACTACCATTACCTAGAGTCATAGATGTTTTGCCGTATTCGACTGCTCCAGGTTTCAAATAATTAGGCAACTGTTCGTATGCTATTCTTACACGTTTAAATATATTGATCGCGGTTTGCTCCTTATTAGCTACTATTAATATACGTTGGTCTTCATGAAAGCATGCCAGCCAGAGGGCATATATGGTCATAAGTGTAGTTTTACCTATTTGACGTGAAGCTAGTAAAACCACGAATCTATTATCTCTTAAGGATCTCAATACACGTTTTTGACATGAAAATAATTCAATTTTAATTTTACCTTGATCGAGATTTACTATATAGAAAAAGTTTTCTGCAAAATAAAGGATATTTTTAGTACATTTTTGTATATCTTTAATCCATTGCGGGTTGCTAGCATAATCAAACGTAGCATCTGGCCTAGGTAGATTAGAGTTGCCCAAATAAAATTGTTTTTCGTTTTTTTGAGGCATATTATTATAAATATTTAAGTGAATAACGCAAATACACTAGTAGACATTGGCTTGTTATATGAAAAGACAGTCATAAAAAATACACCTTATAAACCAGCTTATACTTTTAAAAAGGAACAAAATAAAAAAGTAGTTGATGCTAAGGCAGACCCTAAGGCATTTATAAAAAATACAGGTCCTGAAGCTGCACAAAATTTCGACAAAGAAGCTCTAGTAGATCCAGAGCATGATACAAAAGGCGAAAATCATTTTCAGCCTAAAAAATATTCACAAAATCTAGAAAAAACAGAAGTTAAAAGCATAAATAATTCTATGAACAATAAGTCTATTTTTGATAAACTATACGAGGAAGTGCTCGGTGGTGAACCTACAGCACATGACGATATGGCTGATGCAGAAGCATTAGACATTAACGTCGGTAAAGAAGAAGAGGGTGGCGATGTGACATTCACATTGCCTCGTGATGTTGCTCAGCAACTTTGCGACGTTCTTCACTCCGCTTTAGGTAGCGGCGAAGAAGATATGGGTGGAGAAGAAGATTTAGGTGGTGAAGCTGAAGGCCTCGGTGGCGAAGTTAAACCCGGAAATGAAGAAGCTAACGAGGAAGAAGATAAGGAAGATGAAGTTTCTCGTGAAGCTACAGAAATGACAGAATTAAAACCTTCTGCTGGCGAAACCTTAATGAAGAAAGATAATAAAGTTCACGGAACAGTATCTAACTTAGTAAGTAAAGGCCACGGAGATGGGAAAGTTACTGATAAGGTAGGCAACGATGGTAACTTAGCTGACAGCAAGGGAAAGACACTTACAGGCAAGAACAACAAAGTTGCAGGTAAAGCGTCTAACGTAGGTCAGTACATCTACCAAAAATAAATAGTAGAAAATAGACTTAAAAAGAAGGGCCTAACGTAAGTTAGGCTCTTTTTTTGCTTAAATATATTTGATGACCTTTTTAGAATATTATAGATCAGGCGTCGAACACAGGCATATGAAGGATGTCATACCGGATGCTTCATCCCATTCTCAATCTCCTGGTAAGACGGTACCAGATTATGTAAGAACAAAGAAAACTAATCCAAAATTAGAAGCTATAAAGAATATGGAAGTAGGTAGATTTGTATACCTTACTCCGTTAGATATTAAAGAAATTGAAGGGTTATTCCCTACAAAAGCTAATTTATCTACCTCTTCTAAACCTGAAGTAAAAGAGATAGGTAAACCCAGCGAAACAGACGGTTCAAGAATATTACTCAGCTTTGACCCTATAGTTAAAAAGTATAAGCTAACAAAAGCAAGAGGCGTTAAAAATGTCTAATGATTATTATACAGGTGGAAACGGTATTCAAACATATCCGATTACCCAGCCAGTAAATCAATGCTTTAGTTTTACAGATAAATCACAAAATGGATGTGAGCGCCTTTTATATTCAAATTACTGGCAAGAGCAAATTAATCTATATGGTCAGAACGTATTGTATTTTGTAAATAGTTTTAATTTATCGAGTTCGGATAATTTATACGGGGAAGAACCTACACAAAAGTTTCAAGAGCCTAAGTTTATTAAGATAGCAATTAATCTTAATGAAAACGCTCTTATGTTAAGTAAGTACGGGTTAATGTCAGAGGATGAGGTTACCGCTTATGTTCATATTTCAGGTTATTATTCTGTTTTTGGCTATGGAGCAGAACCTAAGTCAGGTGATATTTTTCAATTATATGATTACGGTTTAGATAGACCAGGCGGTAGAAACGGTAGGTTTTATGAAATAACTGAAAGATTAGATCAGGACATAGCTCAGATAAACCCGCTTGCAGGTCATTATGTATGGTTATTAAAAGCTAAGCGTTTTGAATATTCTTTTGAACCCGGTCTTTCAGGTGGTACAGATACAGTAAACAATCAAATCTTTGATGATGCTAAAAATCCAAGTGTATCAGGTGCTAATAAACCGTATAGTTATAGTGCTGATGCGCAAAATATATTTGACTATTCTATTAATAATAACGATAGCGTGTATGGTGGTTATTAAGCGGAAGCAGTCGGAACCGCTTCATTTCTAAAAGACGCAATTAAATTATCTGCTTCTCTAGCATTGTTAAATTCTAAATGTATATATTTACCAGTACCGTCTTTTAGTTTATAAACAATTGTACTCTCTTTTTTAGAGATATTGACAACAATATACGTAGTACCTGCAGTCAACTGCCTTTCATATCTTGTATTTGCAGCATTATTGCTGTCTAATACTATATTTTTTCTTCTATTGACTGTAAAACTGGTTCCAACGATGTAGTGCATAAAGTAGGGTCTGTAATATTTATTTCAAAAGCTACATTTTCAAACCCTGCAACTTCTTCAATCATTGTATCATACCTTTCAGTAATGTATTTCTGAAATGAAAGTGGCTTAATCCAATCGCTAGTCTTTTCTATATCATGCTTAAGTTGCTTAGCTTTTACGCTTACGTGATCTAAGGCTTCAATTAAGCAGAGCCACCTACTGTACTCGTGAATTGTTAAGTTATGTTGTTTTTCGTTTGTTGATTTAATTTGTATACAATTTTTTGAAGATCCCTGTCGCATATCCGAGGATTATAATAGAAATTTCCTTTGGTTCAAGAAGATTATTACTTTTATTAAAAAAATCCATTAAGTCGCAAAACGTTTCGACTTGAGAATTAAAAATTTTAAAATAACTTCTACAAAGATCCATGATATCATGCTTTTTGTCTTCATCCATTACAGAGCTTCTAATCTTATCCAATGCGTGGTCGTGTATTAAAGAAATAATATTACGAAATATTTCCTTAGAGTTAGAAGCCTCTTGTTTATAATAAAAAAAACTCTGTTCTAGTAGTTTACTAAGTTTTTCATCATTTAAATTATAACGAAGAAAATCGTAAATTTCTTTTGGGTCTTTCTTTAAAAAGACACGAGACGGTACAAACGGGTCGCCAGGTCTTGTTTCAGACTGAGCTAATATAGAATCAGGTATGCTCATTAGTCAATGCAGATTCTACTATTTCCTTTAGAACCTCTTTGGTATTATTTATAGGCTGCGTTGTAACAGCAGTAGAAACATCTATGTAGATGGCGACATCTTTCTTACATTCTTGACACGTATAAGAATTATCCATATTCATTCTAATAGGTACAAAAGCATTAATTTTTTTATAACATGGACAAGTAACTTCGACCCCTTGGTAAGAAAACTCTTTTATTCTCTCGTTTTCTAATTTTTTATTCTTTAAGAGAATATACGCTGTAAAAATATTACTGTATATGTAATAGACAAGGAATTGAAGACTAAGCCCAATTCCAACTCCAAGGAAAAAGCTAAATTTTAATTCTTTAGCTAAAAAACCTGATAGCAAGGAAACGGAAGATAGAATCAGTAGTTGTGCAATTGTCTTTAAAGCCACGATATATATGTTATGAACTTTTCAATACTAATCAATGATCTTATCTAAAGTGTCACTGACGTGCTTAACTGTGTCGATAATAGCTTTAAGCTTTTTTATAGAATCCTCTACTTCAAGTTTTGCTTTAGTATTTTCAGATATTAGCGGGAAATTGAGTGATGTTTCAAAAAGCTGTAAAGCATTAGATGCATCGACATATATTTGGCCTAATGAATCGGTGACTGTTGTTAACGGGAAAGGTAGTGTCTTTCTTAGTTTTACTTGATTTGGAAATTGAGACATTGATTGATTAAATAAATCTTTTATGGTAACTTGTTGTGCAGCAATCTCTCTTGCGGCCATACCGGTGGTCCACTTGTTATAGTGGTTCACTGTATCTTCAAACATTAGCTTTTTCTTCACTAAATATATTTATTCAAAGATAAATAATAATGTATGAGTAATATTTTTGAAAAACGGTTTTATACGATTTTAGAAGCTGACGCGACACCAATGCCAGAAATGCAAGATGGTGCACCTGAAAATGACAGAGAAGCAATGGCTCAGACATTAAAGACAACAAAGCCGGAAGATTTTGACGTTGAAGTGCCTCATGGTGGTGGTGAGTTAGAGAGAGAAAAAGAACACCAAAAAACACAACTAGGTGGTTGGGTACAGGAAATTGACAAGTTTATTGCCTTCTTAAATGGAACTGACGGTGGTTCAATCCAAGCAAAATTACATGCTGCTCGTTGCGATTCAGTGTTTGAAGATATCGCGAGAAGCGAGAAAAAGAAAATAGCTAGAATAGCAGCAGAATTAAGCTCCTTAAGCGAAGCGTTTAAGGGTTACTTAATTTCAATGTCTAGTTAATATTTGTTAATATAAGCTTAGCCTTAATACCGCTAAAACTATTTTCATTCACAAAATTAATATCAATAGAATCTAGTTTTTGATCAATACAAATATCGTTAAAGTCCTTATATTTTTTCCCATATTTTTCTGGCCATATAAAAACAGTTTCGCCGCTCTCAACTAAGCTTTCGGTCTTTTTCTTGCTGGCTCTATCTTTCCATTGACTATCAAGTACCCATATTTTTTTAAATAAATTAAATTCGAAGAGCTGGTTTTCCTGCAAAGGAGAAAAATTATTTGTTGAGTCTTCTTGAATACCGGCAACAGCAATTCCGTTGCTCATAAAAAAAGAATCTATTGGGCCTTCAAAAATAAAGATTTGCTCTAATTTAGTGTCAATTTGATTTATATTAAATAAAGAGCGTTCTCCTCGAACCTTACTAAGATACCGAGGTTTGAGTTTAAGATCACTATCATAAATAGCTCTCGTCTGATAGAAAATTATATTATTGTTTTTATCATAAAACGGTATAATGATACGATTCTTATGAATAATATCGGTAAGAGAAAGATATAAAGCATGTGGACGATTGATTGCTGTATCTAATCTACGCTTCTTAATGATAGTTAAAGCAGTTGTTACACATTTATTATCTTTAAAGAATTTTACCTGAGAATCATCAAATAGGTTAATTGAATCGTTAGGCAAGTGTTCAATAACTTTGGTATTTTTTAGTTTCTCTTCAATATCCACATCTCTTACTATATTAGGTATAATATCAAAGTTGCTAGCCTCTTTTAATATTTCACCAACCGAAAGACCAGATACTTCTTGTATCCATTTAATAGGGGCACCATACCACCCGCAATTATGACAACAAATGACGTTTTTATTTAAAAGATAATAACAGCGACGCTTTACCTGCCATGAATTGCCTTCTCTGCATATAGGGCAGCCCGCTTCGTACGTTTGAGATAGCTTCTTAAAACGCGGATACCCCGCGTATTGGTAAAATTTTTGTACAATATATTCTTGAGGTATCTCCACAAGCTATTGTAGTAATAAAAGAAGTGAAATACTACTATTCTTTATTTTGCTCAGGCTTAACTATGTCTTTAACTGAGACAATGCCTTTGCGAATAAAGGTACCACTCGCGGGATCTATATACTCGGCTTCAACCACTTCTTTACCATTACGTATATATGTTCTTAATCTGGGCGTCACCGGTTCACCGGAGATAGGTGATGTAATTTTTCTCGGTTGAATGAAGTCCATAAAACTATTTATAAAATATGTTTATAATTACAAGCCATTCTTATTATATTGACGTAAACAGACATCGTAAATATTTTTAGGGAGCCGTTCAACTACATCAACAATACCGTTTTCGAGGCCAAATTGAAACTTTTCGGTAGGAATATGCCTATTAAGCATCTTAGGCATTGATAGAAAACCAAAGCTTTCGTTCATAGTCTTACAGTAAACCAGTAGCTCCCCAAGGTATGTACCTTTTGTAACGGCGTAAATGTACCCTTTTCTTGGGTGTGGTTTAGCCGAGAAGCTGCTCTTTAAGTGCGATAATACATTTTTGAGCTGAGTCATAAATATCAGGTAGGTTAAGTCCAAGTTTATGAATTTTTTCGGTGGAAAGCAAGCAATTTGATCTATTTGCTTTAAATCCTATCTCATCGTAGTTCTTTATCTTCCAGTTGGCGTTGGTCAAGCCGCTTGTCGTTAGAATATCGACAACAGCGCGCGCTTTGATACCGCCTGTATTTACTACATTGTAAATACCGGATTTAGTATATTGATAATTAAGTGAAATAAATTTATAAAAAAATTCGCATAGATCTTCCACGCATGTACAGCTATTATTAAAGTCTATCAAGTTGTCATAGTTTAAAATCTTAATAAAATAATTTTTCTTATTTATTTCACTTGTGAAGGGTATACGAATTCTAAAGATCGACGTATTGACATAGTTGGTAATAAGTTCGGAAATATGCTTCGTTTTTGAATAGAAGCTGCTTTCCGAATTAAACAATCCAAAATTAGGGGTATCGGTTTCACTATACTCTTTCTCATATCCATTATAAATGCACCCGCTAGAAATTGTAATCAATGCATATTTGTTTTGTATACAGAAGCTGTTAAGAACAGACTGAAGATTGACATTATAATTAAAGCAAACAGATTTATTATCTTCACATGCTTCAACATTCGGAGAACCTGTATAACCGGAGCAATTAACTACAGTAATAAAATCACTTCTAACATGCTTACTTATATAGCTAGATAACTTATCTGTATCAAAATAATCGCATTCAGATCTTGATATATGGTATAAATCTAGTTCTTTATCTTGTAAAAAGGAAAAGAGCTTATTACCAATAAAGCCTTTGCCTAAAATTAAAATCGAATCACGCACAAAATAACTTATTTAAGTTATTCAGCATCTCCAGGCTCACCTTTAACATTTTTCATAAAAAACTTATTTAAAAGTGTAGCAAGAGAATCAGCTTCCTGTTGATTATGAGCAAAAATAAAATTTACTGGTTGCCCGTCCATTGTATAGCCTAAGATAATGAACGAATTTAAAAATTCTTGTACTGTATTGACTAGTGCGTCTGTATTTTTTCGAGCAGAACTACTCTCTTTAATCTGATTTTGAATAAATGCGGCAAAAGCTTTCCTAGCCAAATCTTTTGTTTCGCTATCCTTTGGGTCAAAGTCGTTATTATCCTTTGACTGGTTCTGGTTGGCTTTCTTCATTTGTATTATTTATTCTCTTAGAGAGGAATCTACAGCGGCCGGAATAATCTTGATTACATGTAACACCGTATTTTATGAGATATTCAATGATAGTTTCGATACTTTCGGTCTTTATTGTCAAGTTGCGCGGAAACCTATTACCCCCATCATTTAGCTCAAAACACGTAGCATTATTGTCACCACCATCATTATAACATGTAATAAAAACGGAGACTTCGCTTGGGTTAACTAATACCGTCCATCTACGAGGGTCACTCTTATTAAAAATAGAAAATATTTTTAAGACAACAAACCCGTTGTCTTTAAGACGCTTTATAAAATAACTCGGTGTGCGTATTTTATTCTTACTCATTAGCTTGTAAGGGCTGAAATAACAATCTTATGTTTTACTATATTATCATCTAATTCCAATAACGCTATGCCCATTTTGGAATGAATCTTAATATTAAATGTCTTTGCTCTCATAGAAGAAATTATTCTAAAAATTTCAAAATTCAACGGTATACCTGTAGCTACTGCGACACCTACATAATCATCTGTAAGCTTTAAATCAAAAGAGTCGATATTTGGCTTACTTTTATCAGTAAGCTCTCCAAATACACTATTATTTTTAAATGATAAATATATCTTGTTAGAGTCGTTATTAATAGAACTCGCTTTTACGAGGTTAATTAAAACTGATTGTGAAAGTGTGAAGCTACCATCAAATTTAATATCGTTGAGTTTGTTAATATTGAGCTTCGGTGAAGTAATAATGCCGTCATCAAACAAATGGTATTTAAATCTTATATCATCAGAGCTATAGGAAATATTATTACTGTTAATTGTGATATCAAATTCTTTACTCGAGATACATGAAAATAATCTATGTAGCTTCTTAAGGTCAGGTATATTAAGGGTCGATCTACCTTTTATTTTATCATCAGAAAAAGTAGAAGATACAATTACAGTATTATCGCTTGTCGATAGTAAAGAATCTATACCGCCGTCGGTAATATTAATTATCGCGCTTTCAGAAATTTTACTTATAAAGCCAAGAAAACTATCTAAAAAGCAATCTCTATCGCGAATTGCTACTATCATTAAAGCTACTTAGATGTTTTAGATAAAATTGTAAGGGTATCTTTAGTAATTTCTTGTATCTTTTCTAAGCATACTGCTATTCTATCTAAACTCAAGGCAATTTTATCACTGCTCTCAGGCGTAATAGGGATACGAGTAATAATGGGTGGCTGCGCTTGCTGCATTGGAGGCTGTGCGTGTAATGTAGGTACTCTTTGAGGTTGTGGTTGTGATTGATTTTCTTGTAAAGGTATTGTTTTTAAAATACCTTCAGCGTTTAAACTTAAGCCCTGTAGTGTAGGATTTTTACTGACAATATGCTTATCTAATGCTTTAAGATCACCTAAATTTTGACCCATAAACTGGAGGGTCGCCAGTCTGATCTCCTCGGGTGTTGGTTCTCTAAAAGCCTCACTCATTATTCGTCAAGCTCTTTGAGAAGATTATTAATTGAATCATCACTTAAATCATCTTCAACTTTTTTAGTAGCTTTAGGCTCTACACTTGCCGGTTTTTTAATAGGCTTTACTTCTGTTACAATCTGAGGAACTGTAATTTCTGCTTCCTCAGCTACATCTTCTCTGCAATGATAATGTTGATTAAAGAGTGATTTTAACTCATCGTAGCCTTTAACAGATACATACGACTCAAGATCATAAACTCCTTTATATGTCTTGTCATACTCATCAGAGTCTAACCCTTCTATTTCTTTAGCAGATTCAAATCTCGAAGAAACGTAAGTCGGATATTCACCTTGCTTTTCGACTTTAATCTTTAAGTTGCATCCTTTAGAGGATAAATCAAAAATACGAGGACCGAAGTCTTCTGCAGCTTCACCCTCTATAGCATCCATAATAATTTTATGAAGCTGTTTGCCGAATCGGATAACCTTAATCTTACCGTTATTATCCGGGTTAACAGGATCTTTAACAACATAGGCATTTACAAGCCAGTTTTCACGCCTCAAGATTACAGCCATTTTCTTTTTTTCATCTTCAGTGCCATTACGAAGAATACGATACCGTTCTTCTCCGATAGGGTCCCTCTGGCCCCATGTAGTAGGACTTACAAACATAACAAGTTGACCTGTACTGTAGCTATTCCAGCCATATGAATAATAATGAAAAAATGTCTTTGTAGGGTCTTTAACATTAGGCAATAATCTTACTGTATATGTATTGCCTGCTTCAGTCCGTAAAAAGTCTTTAGTACGTGAAGCTGTGGTTTCTTTAGTTAAAGCAGACTTTATGCTTTCAAACATTGAATTTGTAAATGCGCTCATTATTAAATTTTATGGTATCAAACTTTGAATTCAAGCTTTATTTAAATTATTTTTAATTTTTTTAATGGCGTGCGTCCCTAAGATTCTGGCCTTGCCAGAGATAATATATTTGGTTCTGAGTGTTTCGACTCTATTAAAGAAATCATTTCCAAACATAAATTCCAGAATTTCAGCTCCAGAAATTCTCATATTACGGATTGCGTCTTTAAATTCAAAAAGAGAATAGAGATTAATTTTATGTTCTTGTAGATGTAATAAAAAAGAAAAAATATTGTTAGTTTTATGGTTTGCATAACTATCAATAGAGATGTTATTTTCAATACAAAATTCTTTAATAAATTTAAATGATATCAACAAAGCTCGGAGCTGTTTTTCGTCGTCTGGGTCAAGCTGTTCATTCTTCTTGAGAACGAGAGTGTAGGCTTTAGTAGCTTTAAGACTGGTATAATAATCTAGACCAAAATACTTTTCATCCTTGTATAACTCATAGGGAGCTTGAAAAAATTCTAATACAGAAATATGCTTAAATCTATTAAAAAAGTTAGATAGCTTCTTGAGATAAATAAAGTCTTTGTCATCGAAGTCAGTAAAATCTTTGCGTGCTCGGTAGGGCTGATTTTTAGCACCTCTCGAAACTTTTATAAAAGTATTGTATATATACTTTTCAAAGTCTGAAAGTGTATTTAACACCATTTATGATAAAGCGTTTTTATTAGCATTAAGATACTTCATTATATATTTGCTTTTATATAATCCAGTATCAAACTGTAAGAAGCTTCTTATTGCTGAGTAGTCATTTTCATAGTCACAATACTCTTTGAATAGGGTTCTTACATTAGGATTCTGTAGTAAGAGTAGGAATATATTTGCTAAGTTCATCTTCTTTGTTTGAAGTAAACTAATAAGAGTACAGAATGAATAGAACAAATGGTTAAATTCATACGTAGTAATTGAGTGGGATGGGTCTGATTTCATAATGCAGTTAGGCTTTTACTAAAGTGAAGAAAATCTTCGTTAAGAAATCCTCCTCCAATGTTTCTTGTACCGTCGCCTTTAAAATTTTCTCTAGTAAACTTACCTATATGTAAATCATGGTTTCTATCTTTATCTTTTCTTAAGCTTATATATTTTGTATTTAAATTAACAACTATAGCAATATCTGCATCAGCTTTAGTTAGAATATAATGGGCGACTTCGCTTGGAGCAAAATCAGAAGTTGTACTGGCTACTTTATAATTTTTCCCTTCAAAACTTGTATGAGTTGTATAGATAGCTAGCTGATTTTGTATACTGTTTAATCTATCTTTATATTGTTTAATAAGACTAGCTTGTTGACTGTTAAAATTTTTAAATCCGTTTTTAAAATCATTATAAAATTTTTCTATTCTATCGCCTGTATAGCCCCAAAATAGGAAATTTAAATCTTTTGAAAACGGGTGCTTGAGATTATAGCTATCATAATCATTAACCAAAGAAATGAGCAACTTTTGTTCTTGTGTTAGGATGTCATTGTATTTTTCTTTGAGTCTTTTATATAGCATCAGCGAGCAACTTGAACTACCGTCGGTAATAATTTTTGCATTCTTAAATTTGGCTATATCTTTTGGGTTATCTTCTCCGTGGTTAATATATGTTACATTTTTGAGGTCTATTAGATCATCTGTAAAGCCAAGAATAGCTAAATCAAAAACATAGATTTTTTTAAAATTTTCAGATTTATTATTATTAAGAAAAGACTCAAAATCTTTGCGAAAAGATTTTTCTGTAGAAGCTTTATATGGACATATAAGCTTTGTGAACCACCTAAAAATCGTATAACAGCATGCACCGTCGAGGTCAGCATCCGTAAAGATAAAAACATTGTCGACAGGTTTTTCTGCCATAACTTTATTTAGAGTTTAAAATAAATAAATCAATTCTAATTATTTGAAAGTGAAGCAAGGGTGTTTATGGTTGATGCGCTCGCTTCTGTGTCATTTACGTGTTCATCTTCTGATATTGTAAGGGTACTATAGTCGATACGCATTATACAATGACCAAAATTTGTACCAAACCTGTTTTTCATAATTCCCAGCTTTATAACACCTAGCTCTCTATCTGTATCTTCTTGCCAAATACTCATTATAACGTCAGCTGTAGCAGCCAGTCCCATACTTTCAGAGATTGTATTTAACCCTGGATCAGACGTATTATAACCTTCACGGTTCAATTGTGTGGCGCTGATAATAGGACAATTAAAAACATAGCTTAAAGCTCTTAGTTGCTCGGTACAATATTTGATGCGTTCGTATGTGTTTGTACCGAGAGTGGTATGTAATAGGTTAATGTAATCTAACACAATAGCATCAATCTTAAGACCTTTGCTAGTAATTTTCTTAATAAAAGCTTTGAGATGGTTTGTTGTAATTGTCGAAGGTGGAAACTCTTTAACAAGTATTTTTGCCCCCGGTTTTTCAGCGGTATAGCCTTCTATTTGATTCTTTAATGTAATACATTCAGGTTTTAAATGATTGAATGGTATTTTAGTAATGTTTGTATACAGCCGTTTTGCATAAACCATTTCAGGCATTTCAAGAGTTATAAGGAGTACAGTCTTATTTTGACTTGCTATACTAACAGCAACGTTACCCAGAAATATACTTTTACCGATATTTGTTTCGCCCGCAAAAACATAAATCGAACGACCAGATTCTAAAAACCCCCCACCTAATCTTTCATCGAGCCATTTCCATTTACTAGAAATATAATTATCTTCTTTATTCAGATCTTGAATAACCTTTTCAATGTCAGGAAATAAATCTAAACCTGTATCTGTTGCAAGGCTGATATTACATGCTTTATCAAATTTGTTTAAAATAGAAGACGTATCAATAGTGTTCTTTCCGATGTCATCTACTGTATCCATCATAGTATGATAGACAGCTTTTTCTTTAAGAAAGATTTCTGTATTAGTGTAAAGCTCGTCGTTATTAAATTTTTTATCTAAATCGATAAAACTGTTTATAACAGCTTTACAGGACGTTTTTAATTCATCTGTGTTAAGATAACTTTTGATTTCTGTTAATGTTGGTTTCGTACCTCTTTTAGTATAGAAATCTTTAATGATATTAAAAACGTCTTTGTTATTTTTATTCTTAAAATAACGAAGTTCGAGAATATCTACAATCGATGCAAGGTATGTCTCGTCTGAAAGACATTTATAAACCATAACTGTCTCAAAAAAATCTAAATCTAACTTTCCCATCTATAGATTTTATATATGACAACAAAATATTCAAGAATACTCTTGAATAAACTTTTCCTGACTATTGAGAAACACCGAACTATTAGGATCGAGTAACCCAGGCGATTCATGAATAACCCAGATAGGCGCAACTCCAAGTTTTAATTTCTTTTTGTTTGCATCAATACTACTAGCAATATCATAGTGATGAAAAGTATAATTTTCGTTAAACCGCCAGTCTGCTTCTTTTACTTTTTTAGTATCTACGCTAATAAAAAGACCATCAAGTATTGCAACTCTTGATGGTGTTGGGCCGAAGCTTGTCATATGAATTACTTCTCCTTTAAGCGTATGAGCGACGGCTCCTTTTAGGTTACCACTATTAAAACCACCACACATTATATGCCATAACGCTGGTCTTACAATTTTAGGATTTATACCACCCGCAAGACCAACTATATCATATTTTTTATGAGCGGTATAAAGCTTCTCACAAACATCGAGATCATCAATGAACACATCATCATGAATAAAAGTAATGTAATCATAATTATCGCCATTTTTTTGTAAGATAGAATTATAATTAGTGCTTAAACCTGCTTTATTATTTGAATTGTAAGCTATATCTATATTTTTTATTCTAGATAAAGATTTACATGCTTGGGTATCCTTCGGGTCAATACTTCTTGTACAAAAATAAAATAAATTTTTTTTCATTTTGTAAAGAAAGGAGAATTTGCTTTAAATTCGCATACTTGAGTTATACCTTCAGGTGTTAATAGGTATAATACACCTTCATCTATAGGTTTGAAGCCTTTTTCGGTTAAAGATGAAAAGCTGTTATTAAGAAAATCTGCATAAAGCGTACAACCAGAACGAGCAATATATATGTTTTGTGTTTTAGAATTGTATATCCATAAGCCAAAATTACCTTTTAGTTCGTTTAATACAGTGCAGATAATTTGGGCTTCGTCTTTCTTTGGAAACTTCTTTTTCTGTAGATGTAATAGTGCAGGTATAACGGAAGAATCTACATCATTAAACAATCTTTTGTCTTTAATTGGTTTCTTTAATTCAAGATGGTTCGTTAGTACCCCGTTGTGTGCTACGACCCAATTTTCAACATTAAAAGGGTGCGACGTTTTATGATTGTATTTTCTTACAGACGATGTAGGAGCTTGTGTATGACCGAGAAAGTAGTCAAAATCATATATTTTTTTCTTAATATTATTATATTTTATGACTAAATTTCGAGATAAGTTTACTTTTCCAGGAGATCTCAATGTAGCATATATAGATTTTGTTACAAAAATGCCTCCAAATGCGTAAGTTCCGCGTTTTTTATTCTTATTATATAGCTGCGTATATAGTTTAAAGTCTTTTGCTCCAAATATACCGCACATAATAAAATATATTAATGGAAAGAATAAATATTTCAAGATGAATAAGGATGCACATTTAATATACGAAGCGTACACAAGTAAGCTTTTAGTCGAAGCACCACCAGTTGAGATGTCAGGTGATGTAAATGTGGAGCCTGTTACTAAGAAGACTATACCTGGACAAGGTAAAAAATACGGAGGCGGTGCTATTACTGCTGTAGCCCAGCAACAAGGAAAAAGCGAGGAAGATGTTACCCAAGACATGGCAAAAACAATAATTGCAAAAGCACAGGATAAAAAAGAAGTTGACGGTAAAATGGTTCATTATTTTTCGGGTGAACCCGATGCATTTATTGAAAGTCTCGTCC